ATAGGTAAGGGGAATACCATGTTAGCAGAATTAGCTGCGGCCAACGCTGCTTTTTCGGTGATTAAAAGTTTCGTTTCCAACGGAAAAGAACTAGGAGGATGTGTAAAACAAATTTCTGACTTTGTATTCGCCAAAGAACAAATAGAGAAAAAAGCAAAAAAGAAAAAAGCAGGTGGGGGTGGATCTGATCTTGAAGAGTTTATGGCTCTTGAGCAGATAAAAGAAAAAGAAGAAGAACTTAAAAAGATTATGATATATCTAGGCAGACCGGGGTTGTGGCAAGATTGGCAAGCGTTTCAAGCTGAAGCTCGTAAGTCTAGAAGATATGCAGAGAAGATGGCAGAAAAAAGACGTGAAGAGATTATGGAGTATCTCACGTATTTTGTAGTTTTTTTGATGATTGTAGGGTTTTGTTTCTTGTTGGCTTTAGTTTATATGGAATACAAATAATATTGACAAATCAGTAGTCTATCTGTATAATTCTAAAAAGGAGCATCTCTATGAAAAAACTAGCCGCACAAGCGTTAGCTTTTCAATATCAACTACAAATTGAAAATGCACAAGCTGTATTAAACAACAATAACGCAGCTTTAAATATGGTCGATCAAGCACTACACGAAGTTATAACTGCAAACGAAAAACTAAAAATATTAAATACCATGATGCAGAACGTAGTGAAAGAAGTAGAAAGTGAAAAAGAAGAAAAGAGATCCTAAAGTTGGTACAGGCAAAAAGCCAAAAGGTAGCGACAGACGCTTATACACAGATGAGAATCCCAAAGACACAGTTCGCATCAAATTCGCCACACCTGCTGACGCTAGAGCAACGGTTGCAAAAGTTAAAAGAATCAAGAAACCGTATGCGAGAAAGATACAAATCCTTACAGTCATGGAACAACGAGCAAAAGTGATGGGTAAGACAGAAGTCGTAGCAATAGCAAAACGAGCAAAAGAACAATTAAAGAAAGCACGTAAGAGTGGGTAAGTATCGAGTAATCAAATTAAAAAAAAAATTTACGATTACTGATACCGACTGATACCAAACCTTACAAACTACTGACTCCACAGCAAGTAGCAGACATCAACAAAAAACTAAATAGTCCAATCCGTAAAGCCAAAAGAAGAAACGATTATTTAGAAACTAAAAAAGTCCAAGAGAAGCTAAAACATGGCGAGCAGTTATCTAGTATTAATCAACAACGTACTAAGAGATCTAAACGAGGTAGAGCTAACAAGTAGCACGTTTAGTTCATCACGTGGTATACAAACTGCAGTAAAAGACTACGTTAATCGTGCAATAGATGATATAATAAATGCAGATACCGAATGGCCCTTTACAGTTGTTAACAAAACTTTTACAACCACTGCAGGCACACGTCTTTATACTAGATCTGCATTAAGCACAACAAACACAAAGACTGTAGATTTCGATAGTTTTACGTTTCTTGAAGCTGCAGACAAAAAAGAAATCACACTTGAGTTCATAACTTATAGTGAGTATCTTGACAACTACCACGAACGAGATACAGACCCAACAGGTAACTCACGAGCCATACCAGTATATGTCTACGAAGATCCACAAAACAATATTGGTCTATCTCCTGTACCTGACAAAAGCACTTACACTGTAAAATATTATTACTATGCCACACACACAGCGTTAAGTAGTGCAACAGATGAGTCGTCTATACCTGAAAGATTTGAAAACGTAATAATAGAACGAGCAAAGTATTATGCGTTTACTTTACGTGGCGAAGTGCAAAACGCACAACTTGCACAGATGCAGTTTGAGAAATCAATCAAGCGTATGCGTGTAGAACTAATTAACAAACAACTATACATGAGAGCCGTCTAATGCCAGAGCTAAGTCAGACAGGTGCGTTTCCATTTGTATGCGAAGGTGGGTTAGTCCTTAACCAATCTACATTCATAATGAAACCCGGTCAAGCACTTGAGCTTCTTAACTTTGAGCCTGACATCGAAGGTGGCTACAGAAGAATAACTGGTTTCAGCAAATATGTTACAGCCGTTGTACCACAGACAAGTGCATCAAGTGAAGAAGTTTTGATGGTCGCAACATTCGGATCAAGTGTTGTTGCAGCGAGAGGTGAAAAGATATTTAGTGCTACCCCCGGTGGTTCAAGTTGGACAGAGCGAGATACTGGTAGAAGTAGTGCAGGCAAATACACATTCCAAAGGTTTAACTTTGATGGCAACGACAAGTTGATTGTTGCAGATGGTGCAAATGCACCGACAGTATTCAACTCATCATTTACTGCAACAGATGTAAGTGAAAGTTCAGTATCTGGTGCAAAGTTTGTAACTGCATTTAAAGATCACATGTTCTATGCAGGCAAGTCAAGCACACCACAAGAAGTTGTATTTAGCCAACCGTTTGATGAAGATGCGTTTAGTAGTGGGTCTGGTGCAGGTAGTATCAAAGTTGACGACACTGTGACAGGACTCAAAGTATTCCGTGACAATTTATTTATTTTTTGTGAGAACAGAATATTCCAACTTACTGGATCGTCACTATCTGACTTTGCAGTCAAACCTGTAACGAGAAACATAGGTTGTGTAAACGGACAAACTATACAGGAATTTGCAGGTGATCTTATATTCTTAGGTCCTGATGGATTACGTACCATCGCAGGTACTGCAAGAATTGGTGACGTTGAATTGGGTACAATAAGTTCTAATGTGCAAAGTTTGTTTGATGCTAATTTGTCTGACTCTGATAATTTTACATCTATAGTTATACCTAATAAAACACAGTACAGGATATTTTTTACAAAGAGTGGGCAAGGTAAAACTTTAACAAAAGGTGTAATTTGTGTGCTTAGAGGTCAACAGTTTGAGTTTGCAGAGATCAAGGGCATAAGACCAACAGCCACAGATACATTTGTATCTTCAGGAGATGTGATAGCCATACATGGATCAGGTGATGGTTACGTATATAGACAAGAGTCAGGTAATGATTTTGATGGCACTGCTATAAACGGAAGATATCGTAGTCCAGATCTTACAATGAATGATCCGGGGATACGAAAAAACATGCAAAGAGTAATAATAAACTATGCACCTGAATCATCTATAGATGCAGACTTGTTTGTTAGATATGATTATGAAAGTAAAGACTCGGCACGACCTGCAGCTTACGCATTAGACTCAGGAGACATAGCAGCCATATACGGAACAGCCACCTACGGAACAAGTTCGTCTGTATCAGGAACATATGGTGGTTCATCACAACCTCTTGTAAGACAACCAGTAGAAGGATCTGGATTTGCAGTAGCCTTACGAGTGAATGATGGGGGAACAACTGCACCTTATTCGTTAAAAGGATTTCAGTTAGAGTATCAACTAGGAGCGAGAAGATAAATGGGAGCAACCTACACAAGACAATCTTCTTACACTGACGGAGACGTTATAACTGCGGCTCATACCAATGATGAGTTCAATCAGTTATTAGCAGCCTTCCAAGCGAGTACAGGACACACTCACGATGGCACAGCCAACGAGGGTGGCCCTATAACTAAGCTGTTAGGCAACACGCTTACGTTTGGTGCAGGAACTGCAGGAACAGATATAACAATTACATTTGATGGTGAAACATCTGATGGTGTCCTTAAATGGATGGAAGATGAGGATTATTTTGAGTTTAGTGACGACATACTTGTTGCTTCTACAGAGAAGTTACAATTCAGAGATACAGCTATATACATCAATTCGAGTACCGATGGACAACTCGACCTTGTAGCAGATACAGAAATACAGCTTGCGGCCACAACAGTTGATTTAAATGGTAATTTAGATGTATCAGGATCATTGACGTTAGGTGGCACTGCAATAACATCTACAGCTACAGAGTTGAATATATTAGATGGTGTGACATCTACGACTGCAGAGTTGAATATACTTGACGGTGTTACGTCTACGGCTGCAGAGTTAAATATACTTGATGGTGTAACATCCACAACAGCAGAGTTGAATATACTTGACGGTGTTACGTCTACAACTGCAGAGTTGAATATACTCGATGGAGTAACGTCTACTGCTGCAGAACTAAATATACTTGATGGTGTGACCACCACTGCTACAGAACTAAACATCATGGATGGTGACACAAGTGCATCGTCAACTACACTTGCAGACGCAGACAGAGTTGTGGTCAACGATGCAGGTACAATGAAGCAGGTTGCCTTGACTGATTTCGAGACTTACTTTGAGTCTGCACTAGATACACTATCTAACGTAACAACAGTCGGTGCATTGAATAGTGGTTCTATTACATCAGGGTTTGGTGCTATAGACAACGGTTCATCAGCCATAACAACTACAGGTACAATTACGTATGGTAGTTTATCTGATGGTAGTATAACTATCACAGCGTTTGTTGATGAAGATGATATGTCATCTAACAGTGCTACTCTCGTGCCAACACAACAATCTGTAAAAGCTTATGTTGATACACAAATAACTGCTGAAGATTTAGATTTTCAAGCTGACAGTGGTGGTGCATTAAGCATTGACTTAGATAGTGAAACCTTAACATTTACAGGTGGCACAGGTATCGATACGAGTGGTAGTGGTAACGCTGTTACTTTTGCAATAGATTCTACTGTAACTACTTTATCAGGAACACAAACACTTACAAACAAAACATTAACATCACCAAAAGTAAACGAAGATGTAGCAGTGACTGCAACTGCGACAGAAATAAATATCTTAGATGGTGTTACATCTACAACTGCAGAACTAAATATATTAGATGGAGTAACATCTACTACTGCAGAGTTAAATATATTAGATGGTGTAACATCCACAACTGCAGAATTAAATATATTAGATGGAGTAACATCAACTGCAGCCGAACTTAACATCTTAGATGGTGTGACTGCAACAGCAACAGAATTAAACATCATGGATGGTGATACGTCAGCTTCTTCTACAACACTAGTAGATGCAGACAGAGTTGTTACAAATGATAATGGCACAATGAAACAAGTAGCATTAACAGATGTAAAAACATATTTAACCAGTGCAGGTTTTACTACGGATGATCCAACTGCACTTGCAATAGCGTTAGGATAATAACATGGCAAATACATTTAAAGTAGTCACATTCGCTGCCGAGCCAAACAGTGCAGGTACTCCGTATACTATATATACAACTCCGAGTAGCACAACTACAGTGGTGATTGGACTTATACTTACAAATATACACACTGCTCAAGTAACCACAGAAGTAGAGCTTGTATCTGATACGTCAGGTGGTGGTAGGGCTGCAACGAATGGAACATCTTTCTTGGTTAAAGATGCACCCATACCTGTAGGTTCATCATTAGAATTGTTAACAGGTGGTAAGGTTATACTTGAAACAACAGACGCACTAAAAGTAGACTGTTCTGTAGCAGATAAACTTTCAGGAACACTAAGCATAATGGAGATAACATAAGATGCCATACATAGGTAGCGACCCATCCAATAGATTTGTAGCACCTAAAGCAGCGTCTGTATTTTCAGGCGATGGTTCTACAACTGCATTTACATTAGACCATGCAGTAGGGTCTGATGAGGATATACTTGTATCGGTGGATGGTGTTATACAAGAACCATCTGTAGCATACGCAGTGAGCAGTGGAACTACACTTACATTTACTGCTGCACCATCAAGTAACTCAGGTAATAATATCTTTGTGTATTACTTGTTTAGAACAGTGGGTACAGTAAGCCATCCAAGTAATAATGCTTTGGAAGCTACTAGTGGTACATTTAGTGGTGATGTTACTATTCCAGATAAAATTATTCATTCAGGTGACACAGATACAGCTATAAGATTTAGTGATGCTAATGAAGTTAAAGTAGAAACTGGTGGTGCTGAAAACATAAAGTTTGCAACATCAAATATTGTTGTGAATAATGGCAATACAGATATGGATTTTCGTATAGCATCTGACAGCAAACCTTCAGCTTTTTTTCTAACTGGTAGTGACGCTAAAATAATTATAAATGGAGATGATGATACAGCACAATCATCACACATGACTCTTCATTTTGCAAGTGCTTCATACTCTGCTTATGCTGCTAGAATGTCAGACAATGGTAGTGGTGCAGGTTTTTTAGTTTGCAGAACATCTGATAATTCTACAATAGGGCAAGTTGCAAGAAATGGAACAAGTGCTGCTGTTCAGTTTTTAACGTCATCAGATTATAGATTAAAAGAAAATATTAATTATGACTTTGACGCAACAAGTAAAATAAAACAGCTAAAACCATGTAAATTTACTTGGAAGAATGATGATTCTAATGTTGTGTTTGATGGCTTTTTAGCACATGAAGTGCAAGAAATAGTGCCTTATGCTATAAATGGTAAGAAAGATGCTGTTGATGAAGATGGTAACATAGAAGCACAAAGCATTGATAAAGGTGACCTTGTACCTTTACTAGTAAAAACCATACAAGAGTTAGAAGCTAGAATTACAGCATTGGAGAGTAAATAATGGCATTAACAAAAATAGCCGATGGTGGCATGCCTTCAGGAAGTGTCATACAAGTAGTTCAGGCAATTAAAACAGATACTACTGCTAGTACAAGCACTAGCTTTGAAGATGTTTCTGGTTTATCTGTAAATATAACACCTTCTTCAACATCAAATAAAATTTTAATAATGTGTAGTTTTTGTTGGGGAGCAGCAGTAAATGCTTCACCTAAATTTAAATTAGCAGGTGGAAATTCAACTACATTTGTAGGCGATACAGCAAGTAATAGACAAAGAGTTTCATACATGGCTGCAGATGATTATTTTAATGGTGCTACAAACGCAGGTCAAGAAACTGCTTTTATGGGTTTTATAAACTACCTTGATTCACCATCTAGTACAAGCCAACAAACTTATAAATTACAAGCTGAAACAGATGGTAATGGTGCTTATTATATAAACAGAACTCAAGCAGATGTTGATGATGCTGCTGAAGGTGGTAGAAGTGCGAGTAGTATTATTGTTATGGAGATAGTGGGATGACGGATATAATAAGTTCAATACTAGCAATAAACGCAAATGCTAAATGTACTGTTAATGGTGAGGATGCAAATAATGTTACATGGCATGATGGCACAACACCAATAGCTCCAGCAGATATACTAACTAAACAAAAAGAATTACAAACTGCATATAATAATAATAAATACCAAAGAAATAGAGCATCTGAATATCCATCTATAGTAGACCAATTAGATGATTTATATCACAATGGCATTGATGGTTGGAAAACAACAATCAAAGCAATAAAAGACAAGTACCCAAAGGAATAAACAATGGCATATATAGGAGTCAGTCCATCTAACGGAGTACGTAGGGTTCACACCTACACTGCAACAGCATCGCAGACCACATTCAGTGGTGCAGGTGCAGAGGGTACATCTTTAAGTTACAAAGACAGTAACTTCGTAGATGTGTACCAAAATGGTGTAAAGTTAGGTGATGCAGACTACACTGCAACAAGTGGCACATCAATCGTATTA